CGCCTATGTCAGTAATCCTACGAGTGTTAGCATTCGTCGTCTGGTATGTCCGTTTCGTTCTTTCGATCCCTGTTCGCGTCGTTCAGGTTGCTGCTGCCTGCCTTGGTCTGTTTCGGACCTTTGCTCTTGGGCTTTGGCTACCTGTGGTTTCTGAGTGGAAGCGTTGGGCCACGTTGTTCTGGCCTACTCGCGTCCCTTGGTATATGCCTCAATGTCGCGTCGTTGATCCGGATGAAATGGGCTTCTTGTGGAATCTCCATGAGATGCTGGTTGACCCAAACTACTCCCGCTTTAGGTGCGTCCCATTTGTTGGCCTTTTGGATTTTTGCGTGTCTCTGGCTATTGGTATTACGTGCTGTGTTGTTGCCTATGTGGCAATATGGTATGTCTTTACCAAGTGCTTTGAGACGCGCGATCCGATTGGCCGGCGGTGGTATAGTCGCCTACTGTCGATGCTTAAGAGCATGGCTGTTCAGCCAGCTCTTACAGCGAGCCAAGTACGGGGTGTATTCCAGCGTGTGCCGGATGTCGTTGCGTCTTCTCAACCGGGTAATCATACACACGGAGCAAGTGCAGCGTTTCGTAACGCAGCAAGTGCCACCCTCAGCATGATTGCCTCAAGTCTCGGCTTGAAACCCTATTATGTTCAAATGTCCGCGGCGGACGTTAGGCATGGTAGGGAAGGTTGTCGCAGCTACCACTGGGCGAAGGACTTGTCGGTGCAAGCCGAACAGTTCGCCGCCACGCAGGACAACGTTGTATGCCTAGTAGATGTAGATATGTACATAGACATGCCCTCCATGTTAGCCAACTGGAGAATGCCTTATCTCATTTCTACCTTCCAGCCAGCCCGAGCTGCTTACCACGGCGGCGACTACAGTTTCACTTTCCTGGAAACAGGTGAGGTGAAATATGTGGTCTCCGGCGGGGCCAGTTTCACTCACCTGGTTTGGAACTACGTCGGCGACACTGTTGTGGTCAGCGCGCGTACGTGCGGTGGCCTTGCTGTCAGAAGCACTGTTTACACCATCGACCGTAGGGATGTCGACACCGACCACCAAATCATTCTCCTCACTCCGTTGGGGACAGTTGTTTGCCCGTTGTTTGACATTGGAGCCTGGCTCGGGGGCACCCGGCTCAGGCGCCTTAACCCTATAGTCGGTAACTTTATCCGGTTCGACGTGGCACGTAAGGAGGGTCTTCTCCGCACGACCGCGCGCGTTGGTACGTATAACAGTGCAACCGTAGATGTATCTAAGGACGATGCTTTGGCGGCAGCGTCCAGACTTGGTACTAATCCATTAACAGTTGGTCAAACTAAAATCACTACTGGCGTCGAGACGGCTGGTGTTGCTCTTGCCCTGACCGAGTTCCATCGTGATAATGAGAACAGCTCGCCTGATATCACTTTCCCGATGGATAAGTCAGTGCATCGCTACCAGTTCCGCCCGGAACGCTGGGAAGAGGATGCTAAACCGACGATGATCCCGTTCATGTCCCCGATTGCCGATGGTTGCTTCGCTCCTGATAGGTGTCGTGAGAACGACGCCAGGATGGCGGAGGCCAGAGTGACCGAGGTTGCCTCTGACGCCAAATTGACCCCTCAGCTCGTGGAGTTTATCTCGGAATTTGCTAAATGCATGTTCCCTGATGAAGGTGTGTTACACCCTGTGGAGATTGAAGAAGTGTTTAGGAGACAACCTAGGCCAAGCCAACAGCGCATTCTAGACGTGGCAGCCATGGACCATAGGATAAGCGACACAGCCCCGTTTCTTGACGTACATCAGAAAGCGGAGCCGTATCAATATCCGAATGACACACGGCCGATCACCGAAGCACACCCTGTGACTAAGTTACACTACTGTCGCTATATCTACGCTTTCGCAGAGCATCTGAAGGAGATGGATTGGTACGCCTTTGGGCTTACACCCTTCGAGATAGCCGAGCGAGTGGCCGAAGTCCTTGCTGACGCCAAGAACGGGGCTAAGTCCGATGGCAATCGCTGGGATGGCCGCGTGTCTGAGGTGCTGCGTGCACTCGACACTGCAGTCATGCTGCGTGGTTTCCGTCGAGAAACTCACTGTGACCTGTTGGAGCTCATGGAGAAACAGCATCATAGGATGTGTAAGACGAAGTTTGGCATTAAGTACTACCTAGAATGGGCCCAGGGATCTGGGGGTGGAGACACCGGTGCCTTTAATACCACTCGTAATGCTTTCATAGCCTATGTTATGTTCCGCCTGGGCGGCCAGTCGGTTGGTGAGTCCTGGAAATCACTTGGGGTCTACGGAGGAGACGATGGCTTAACTGCCAACGTCGATGCCGAGACCTACACCAAAGTGGCTGCCATGGTTGGCCAGAAGTTCGAGGTGGAAGTCATTGCCCGGGGTTCCCCGGGTATTTCATTCTTGTCTCGTCAATTTTCCCCTTACGTGTGGTTTGGAGACCTCAATTCGATGTGTGACGTGAAACGTCAGATAACGAAAATCCATGCCACCCCTAATTTGGGTCCTGGTATTACCGGGGTGGACAAGCTACGTGAGAAATGCACTGGTTTTGTGCGTACTGACCCTAACACTCCTATCATTGGCGAGTTGTCTCGCTTAGTGATGAAGAAATGTGGGCCTGTGGCTATGGACCATGGCATCGCGAACTGGTTTGCACAGTTTAAAGATGATGTACAGTTTCCGAATGAAAACACTGACGGATGGATGTATGATGCTGTAGAGCTTATGATGCCCGGCTTTGACTATATTCGCTTCCACACGTGGTTGAATAGAGTTGAAGTAAACCGGGCTGACATACTTAGTCCGCCGTTGTGTATGACGTTGGAAGGATTAGCAGTGAAGGGCCCCAAGGCCGCGGTGATGATGGATGGAGATGTGGTGCCTGCTGCACCCAGGACCACCGTCGCCACGCAGCCTTGTCCGCCTCCACTAGCCTCCGCTGCGCCTGGCGCCGTCGCAAGACTTGCGCCTAAGCCCGCCAAATCCGCTCAAGTAGCGCCTAGGCCGGCTAATAAGCCCAGTAAGGAGGACCTTGAGCTCTTATTAGCGGCGAACCGGTTCGCCGCTCTTCAAGGGCTCATTGACCGGGCATAGCTTGCCCAAACTTGGACGTTCGGGGTGTGTGTGGACACCCCGTTCGTGTTTCCCATTTTGGTTTTGCGTCCAAGTTTTTGACACGAAGAATACTTCTCTCCTATGGCTAAGGTTCCCAGACTCGGTGACACTTCTCTCCGGTATATGGCCGCGCTGTACGACCCCCGCTCCGTTAAGGAGGAGGTGTGGGTCCCTGTGAATGCCCAACTTTCACAGAAGACCTGTATCTTTGCTCGGGGCTCGTTCAACACCGGCACTACTGGTTACGGGATTGTGGCTGCCACCCCTCAAATGTTCAACGACATTGCCAGCGTGTTCTATTCTAGCGCTACTACTGTAGCTACGTCTGCCACCACTGGTGGCGCCATGACTAACATGGCCAGTTCCGTACCTAACTCGCCTTTCGCCTCAACGACGATTGGCCAGAACGTTAGTGGAACTGGGCTCATGTCATGGCGACCAGTGGCTCAGGCTATCTATGTGCGCTACGCTGGCACTGAGTTGAATCGTGGTGGTGACATGATTCTGTTTGAGGAGCCATCCCACGGCGACTTGTACCAGTACTCCTACAATACCGCGCTCGCACTGGATGGTGCTAAGCGCGTTTCTGTCAGTAGTGACTGGCAACATGTGTCCTGGGTTCCTGTCAATGCCCAGACTGGTGCTCTAGATGAGACGGCCTGGTCTTTCTCCCCAACCGCCCCCGCCCGACGCAACATTGGCATCTTCATCAACTCAGCTGGCGCCTCTCAGCCATTTGATTTTGAAATGTTCCAATGGGGTGAATTCGTTGGCTCGCTAGCACGCGCTCCCTCCATCTCCTTCAATGATCCAATTGGTTTCCAAGCAATTGTTGGTGCATCCTCCATGTTCCAGCAACTTGACTCGGTCCTTGGTATCGAAGGTTTCGTGAGGTCAGTGGAAGCTCAGCTGAACAACCAATCTCTCCCGCGCACCGAGCCGCCGCATGCTAACTTCGTAGGCCTGTTGCCCTTCCTGCCCAAACTCGCCGAAATGATTGGCCCTGTTCTAAAGGGCGCCCTCAAAGGCGGGCTGCGTGCAGCTCTCCCAAAGGGTGACAGGCAAGTACTGAAGAAGGAGAAAGCCAAGAAAACTCTCGTCAAGCATGAGCAGACCAAGGCCCAGAAGAAGAAGAAGTAGTCCCACTCCCTG